CAGTGGAGATGCAACGCATCACCAGCCGCGCAGCCGACACCAACATCAGCGATGTGGCCTTGGCCAAACGCTGGCTTCGTCCATTTCCGTTTGAACACGCCACGTTGTTCGACGAATGGGACAGCGAATATCTGGGCGAGGTCAGCCTTCCCCAGAGCGAGACGGTTGCGAATCACGCCGCCGCCTATGCCCGCACCGCCGACAAGGTGATCATCGATGCCGCCCTTGGCACCGCCTACACCGGAGAAACCGGAGTCACGCCGACCGCTCTGCCCGCTGGGCAGAAAATCGCCGTGGACTACGTCGAAACCGGATCGACGGCCAACAGTGGCCTCACCATCGCCAAGCTGCGTCAAGCGGCGTTCCTGCTCACCAACGCTGAAGTTGATGACAGCGATCCGCGCATCATGGTCGTTTCCGCCAAACAGATCCAAGATCTTTTGAGGACGACCGAGGTGACCAGCGGCGACTTCAACACCGTTCGCGCCTTGGTCAATGGCGAGATCAACACGTTCATGGGATTCACCTTCCGCCGTGTTGCTTCCGGCCTCTTGCCCTACGCGAGTGGAACCGGCGTCCGCACATGCTTCGCCTACGTCAAGTCCGGCATCAAGCTGGCCGACGCGGGACGCAAAGTGCATGTCGATATCCGTGCCGACAAGAGCCACGCCTTGCAGATCCGCACTGTCGCCTCTTTGGGCGCAACGCGCATGCAGGAAGCCAAAGTCGTCGAAGTCCCGTGTGACGAAGTCCTCTAACAACTAACCAAGGAGAACAACTAACATGGCTACCTTCTACACCGACATCGCTCCGAGCGATCTAACCCTCAACGTCCGCAACCGCGTCAGCGCCGACCTCTCCCACGGAGACGTCCGCTACGCGGAAGCGACCTACACCTGCACCGGCACCGAAGCGGCCACAGGCGACAACATCGAAGTTGCCGTTCTGCCCGTGGGCGCAACGCCGTTGCCGGAACTCTGGCGCGTCTCCAACGAGGCGAGCCTTGGCGGCTCCGTTGTGGCCATCCCCACCATCGGGGATGCCGCCGACGCCGACCGCTACAGCGCGACCTCGATCTCGCTCAACAGCAGCACCGCGGGTTCCGCGGCGGTTACACCCGCCGTGGCGACCAGCGTGTTGCCCCGTCACGTTGTGACCGAGGCCACCCAGCGTGTGGTCGCCGCGATCACCCGCACCAATGCGGTGACCGCAGGGAAGAAAATCAGCTTCCTCATCGCTTACAAACTGTAAGTCCCGACTGATTAAACGCGCTGGCAGGCCGCGAATAAACGCCTGCCACCCTTTTTCTAACTTTCATGGCCGACGAAACCTCCATCTGCAACTTGGCTTTGGCCAAGCTGGGCATCAGCCCGATCATGGCGCTGACCGACGACAGCAAGCAGGCCCAGTTTTGCAACCGTTTCTTCGCCCAAACCCGCGACGAAGTCCTGCAAGGGCATCGATGGAACTTCGCCATGCGCCGCTCCGCGCTCAACAAGCTGGCCGACGCCCCGCAGAGCGAATGGGCCAGCGCCTACCAGTTGCCGGTTGATTGCCTGCGCGTCGTCCAACTCAACGGCTACGAACCCACCGAAAGGATGGGGGAGTTCAGCGTCGAGGGCGACCAGCTTCTGACCAACGCCGAGGAGGCCAACATCCGGTATGTCGCCCGCGTCGAGGACGGATCGTTCTATCACCCGCTGTTTGTCCATGCGCTGGCCACCATGCTGGCCTCGCGTTTAGCAGGCCCGCTAACCGGAAGCCGCAACATGCCGCAGGAGTTGCTGCAAGAATACGAAGCCATCACCGGCCCCAAGGCCCGCATGGCCGACGCCTTTGAGGAGCGCCTTCGTCGAAAGATGCCGTGGGTCAACAGCGACCTTGTCGCCGCCCGCTACACCAAGTTTCCGTCCAGCCAATAGGTCATGGCCAACCTATTAGTCACCGCGTTCAACGGAGGCGAACTATCGCCCTACATGGACGCCCGCACCGACGTCGCCAAATACCGCAGCGGGTGCCGACGCTTGGAAAACATGGTCATCCTGCCCTACGGGGGCGCTTACCGCCGCAGCGGCACCGAGTATTTGGGCGAGGCCAAGCTCCCCAACCGGCGCTGCCGACTGATCCCCTTTAACTTTTCCACGACCACCCGCTTTGTCTTGGAATTTGGCCACCTCTACTTGCGCGTCTGGGGCAACAACAGCTTGGTGCAATCCGGCGGTGCGCCCTTGGAAATCGTTACGCCCTACACCGAGGACGATCTGCGCGAAATCCAATACGCGCAGTTGAACGACATCATGTATCTGGCCCACGGGAGCCACGCCCCGCGCAAGCTCTCCCGCGTGAGCGACACAAACTGGACGCTGGCCACCGTGGCCTTTGATTACCCGCCGCTGCGCGACATGAACACCAGCGCGGTAACCATTGCCTCCAGCGCGTCGAGCGGCACCACCACGCTGACCGCCAGCGCCTCGACCTTCGTGGCCGGTCATGTCGGAAGCCAGTGGGCCATGCAGTGGCCGCGCACCAGCGGATCAATCAATCTGACCATTGACTCCAACAAGACCTCGACCGACACGCTCGACATCCAAGGCGACTGGACGATCACCACCGTTGGCACATGGATCGGCACCGTCCGCATCCTCCGCATCCCGCAGAAGGAAATGGACGAGGATGGCGGCAGCGGGTTCACCGCCTACGAAGTGGTGCGGGAGTTTAACTCGCTGGGAACGGCCCGCAACTTCACCGCCACCGGCACCGAAACCGAGCGCGTCGGACTCAAACTTCAGATCCTTAACTACGCCAGCAACACCAACGCCCGCGTCTTTCTGGAATCCACTGATTTCAACAGCGGCGGCACCTTCACCCTCAACAGCGTGGCCAGCGGCACCAGCGCCGGAGCTACCGTCAACAAGTGGCTGGGATCGGTCATCACCGGAACCACCCAGTGGAGCGAGGCCGCGTTCAGCGCCCTGCGCGGCTACCCCCGCACCGTCACCTTCCACGAACAACGCCTCTGCTTCGGCGGAACCGCCAGCCAGCCGAACACCGTTTGGTGCAGCAAGGTGGACGACTTTGAAAACTTCCAACTGGGCAGCAAGGAGGATGATGGACTGTCCTTTACCATCGCCAGCAACGAAGGCAACCGCATCAACTGGATCTTCTCGCAGAAGCAGTTGATTGTCGGCACCTCCGGCGACGAGTGGACGGTAGGCGGGGCGACCGACAGCGAACCCTTTTCCTCGACCAACATCAGCGCCCGCAGGCAGGCCAGCTACGGATCAAAGTATATGCGGGCCGTCCTGCTCAACGACGTCCTGCTCTTTGTCCAGCGCCGCGGGCGCAAGGTGCGCGAACTGGTCTACAAGTTTGAACAGGACGGGTGGGTTGCGCCGGATCTGACCGTCCTCTCCGAGCATGTCACCCAAGGCGAACTGGTTGAACTGGCATTCCAGCAGCAGCCGGATGCCGTCCTCTGGGCCGTCCGCGGCGACGGCGTTCTGATCGGCATGAGTTACGAGAGGGATCAAGAGGTCGTTGCATGGCACCGGCATTTGACCGACGGGCAGTTTGAGTCCGCGGCCACCGTCTACGGTCTGGGCGGCGACGACGATGAGGTCTGGTTTGCTGTCCAGCGCACGATCAATGGCGTGACCAAACGCTACATCGAACGCTTCAAGCCCGACTTTCGCGCCCAGTTCGATGCGGAGTCCAAGGACAACTGGTGGTATCTCGATTGCGCCGCCCGCTACGAGGGCGCACCGGCTCAAGTCATCACCGGACTCTCCTACCTTGAAGGCAAGACGGTGGGCATCTTGGCCGACGGGGCCGCGCAACCCAACGCCGTCGTCTCCGGCGGGCAGATCACCTTGGCCAAAGCGGCCAGCAAGGTGCTGGTGGGACTGCCCTTCATCAGCCTGCTTCAGCCCATGAAGCTCGACTACGACATGCAGGACGGGCCGACCCGCGGGCGCAAGAAGCGCCTCAACCGCGTGGAGGTGTCCCTTTTCAAGTCCTTGGGCGGGCAGGCCAGCACCGACGGCAACGAATGGCTCTGGATGTATCCGAGAGATTTTGACGACCCAATGGACGCCAGCCCGCCGCCTTTCAGCGGCGACACTGAAGTCGTCTTGGCGGGCAACTACTCCGAGGACGCCGACCTTTATTTGCGCCAAACCCTGCCCTATCCGCTGACCGTCCGCGCCCTTGTCGCAAAGCTCGACGCCTTCGGAGATTGACATTAGTGTGATTTGACTAAACCCATGAGCCAAGCCGCCATCCAACTCCGCATGTTCGATCCCGCGCAAGACTATGACATGGTCTGCGCGTGGTGGACGGGCCACGGATGGAATCCGGTGCCGCAAACCTTTTTGCCCAAGCTGGGCGTCATTGCCTACTGGGCCGAGGGCGAAAAGACCGAGGACACCGCCGCGGCATGGCTCTACATGGACAACTCGTCGCCGGTCTGCTGGCTGGAATACATGGTCAGCAACCCCGAAGCCAACGCGGGACGCGCTGTCAAAGCCCTTCGGCACTTGGATTCGTTTCTAACCGGCGAGGCCAAAGCCACCGGATACCACGCCATGATGACGACATGCAGGCAGGATTCGCTGGTCAAGTTCCACCAGAAGAACGGGTTCACCAAAACCGACGAGGACGTCACCCACCTCGTCAAAATTTTGAACTGATATGGCTGGAGCAACCGCAACTGTCTTGGCCGGTGTGGCCATCGCTGGAAGCCTTGCCAGCGCAGGGATGTCTTACTACGGACAGCAGCAGCAGGCCGCGTCCGCGCAGCGTCTGGCCAACTACAACTACCAAGTGCAACTGCAACAAATGCAGATGCAGTCGCAGATGCAGAAGATTGCTGCCGAGCAGCAATACGCCGCGGGCATGCAGAACGCCAAGATCATGGAGAACGAGGGTCTGCGCGTGGAACAGGAAGCCCGCGAACGCGCCCGCCGGATGCGTTCCGAAAACGAAAAACTTTTGGGCGCACAACGCGCACGCTTCGGCAAGGCGGGCGTGACCAGCGAAGGCTCGCCACTTTCTGTCATGGCCGAGAGTGCCGGACTGATGGAACTGGCCGTCTCCGACGAGATGTATAAGGCCAACCTTGAGCGCAGCGCCTTCTTCCGCAAGGCCGAGGTCGAGAAGTGGCAGGCCGGATACTCTTTGGTCGATAAAGCCGCCGCTGACTACAACGCGGCCAGCGCGTCCTTCCGCGCCCAGCCAATCCTTTTGGAAGGCCAGAACACCGCAAACGCCCTGCGCGTCAATAGCTACGGGTCGCTCATTTCCGGCGTCTCGCAAGCCGCAAGCACGGCGAGTGGTTTTAACTTTGGCGGGGGCAGCATGAACGTGCCAGTCCGTCGCGCAACTTTAGCTTCCCGCTGATCATGGCCAACATCCCGCTCGTCCAAATCCCCAACGCCCCGCAGACCGGATCAACCGCCGTGCCGCTGCCGGTGGGGGCCATCCGCACGCCCGACGTCGAACTGATGGGCATGATCGACGACGCCAGCTACATGGCCGTGGGCCGCGCCTACGAGAACCTTGGCAACGCCGGTCAGCAAGCGGCCAATGTGCTGGGCGACTTTTCGCTGTCAATGGCCCGCGCCAGCGACGAGGCCAACCTTGCCGCCGCCGACCGAATCAAGACGGACATGGTTTCCAAGTTCGACGCCGAGGTCGCCACCAAGCCGGAGAGCGAATGGAACAGCATTTGGGAAAACAACTACGCGCCCAAACTGCGCGACCAAGTGTCGTCCCTCAAAATGACCACCCGCGACGGACTCAACCGGCGCGACGTCTGGCTGGCCAACACCGAGAACGGAATCAAGGCGCAAGTGTTTACCAATGCCAACAAGGCTATGATCGGACGCGCCACGCAGGAGCAAAAGAATTACATCGAGCGAGCCAAGGTAGAAGGTCGCTGGGAAGACGCGATGGCCGGATGGAGGCGCGGGGCAGAAGTTGGCTTGTGGACAGGAGAATACGCGGAGTCCGAAATTATTGGCATCGAAGAAGAACAGCGCGTCAACACCATGACCAACGTCATCCAGCAGAACCCCGCCCAGTGGCGCAAGGAACTGGCCAAGTATCAGAAGGAGGGCAAGAACCCCCACAAGCTACGCCCCGAACAAGTCCTGCAATTCCGCCGCATGGCCGAGGGAACCCACGCCCAGCTTCTCGACGACCTCAATAACCAGATGCTCACCCGTCTGGAAACCGAGAGCGCCGCCATCACCAACGAAGACATCGAAAAGTTTTACACTCGTCCCGACATCGATGCGCCGCGGGAACTCATCAACAAGATGAAGGAATACCGCGGCTTCAAGTATGCCGACACGCCGGAGGGTCAAGCCGACCAAGCCACGAAGTTCAGCGACCTCTGGCAGAAAATCTTTTCCTACAACGCGGAGAAGGACATCAGCATGGCTGATCCCGACACGCACAAGCGCGAATACCAGCGCCTCATCAGCGAGATCGTGACGACCGCGCCGGAGGGCCAGCGCAAGCCTTTCATGGACACGCTCGACGGCATGGTATCGAAAGCCAACCAAGGGCAGAAATCGCGCACCGACGAGATCACCAGAAACCTGATCAACCAAACCAGCAGTCTGGCCGATTGGGGCCAGTTTGGAGACACCGGCAAATGGAAAAAAGAGCAGCGTGGCGATGTTACTGTGACCAAGCCGCAGGACGTCAATGCGTGGCTCAACGTGCAGACCAAGCGCCAGCAAGTGATCAACGAGATCCGCGAGATGGTTAAAGACAACCCCGACCTTACCATTGAGCAGGCGCAGGAACGCTTTAAGGGCATCGTCGAGCCATACCTTGATCCGGCGGCTTCGTTTATGAACAAGCCGGAAGAAGAGGACGCATGGTGGAAATCCATCATGGACGTCGCCACTTGGGCCGACTTCGCCATGAACCCGACGGCCAACAACCCCAACGTGATGACCGCCGGACTGGGATTCCGCGGCTTTGGCGGGTCGCCTCTGGACGGACTGCAAGACGCCGACGAACCGCTTCCTCCGGTGCAAGGCATGCCGCCCGCGCCCTCCGAGAATTTCAGTGTGTCGAACCTTCCTCCGGCCAAGCAGCCCATCGCGGGCCAGATTGCCAGCATGGCCGAGGCCGAAGGCTTGGGCCAATACACGCCGCACCTCATGCTGCTCGTCGCGCAGGAGAGCAACTTCAACCCCGACCAAACGATCAGCACCTCGTCGGCCCGCGGACTCTTCCAGCTACTCAACGCCGACCGCAAACGCTTTGGCAGCGACAGCAGTCTCGACGGTCAGATCCGCGCCGGTTTAGCCAAAACCAAGGAGAACATCAACGCCGCCCGCCGCGCCCTTGGCCGCGACCCCGACCCCTTTGAACTCTATGTCGTCCACTACCAAGGCATCGGCGCTGGCCCAGCCATCCTCAATAACCCGCAGGCCAGCTTCCGCGCCACGCTCGACGCCACCGGAGGCAAGGGCCACGCCGCCCGCGTGATCCGCGCCAACAAGTGGCTGGCTGATATTCAAACCAACCAAGACTTCATGGACTGGGTGCGCGAGCGCCTGTCCAAGAAAGCCGCGGCCCTTGGCATGGCATGAGTATTTCCTTCGCCGCCACCCCGCAGTCCAAGGAAGCCCAGCAGGCGCGGACTTACACCGACCCCAGCGCCGGAGCGCCTCCGAGTCGCCGCAGCGGCTACAACGCGCCCTACGTCGATCTGGGCCACTGGAACAAGGTCTTCACCGACCAGAATTACTTCGATTCCATCGCCAAGCAGAAGGGCATGACCGAGGGCGCAAAGGTTAGCCTGCATGGCGACGACTACGTCTACCGGCAAGCGATGATCGGCTACTTGGCCGACACCCGCAAGGTGCCGCTTGACGACATGCGGTCGATCTTCGATGCGGAGAAAGACGGCTTTGCCAAAAAGGTTCTGGGCAAGCAGACGGCCAGCGCCCGCGAAATGTTCGACTGGCAGAAGGGGCAATTTGAGCGCAGCAACGAGAAGAAAGCCGCCGCCGACCAGATTCTGCAAGGCGTCATCCGCCGCAGCTTGGAAGACGCGCTCTCCGGCGGCGACACGCCCTTTGTCGAAAGCGTCGGCAAGGACATCAATGCCGCCTCCGAGATGTTCGACGACGAGGAAAAATCTCGCCTGTGGGAGAAGGCCGAGGAACTCGACATGAAAATCCGCGCCTCGCAGGACAAGTTTGCACCGGAGGCCCGCTTTATCTTCGACGCCCTCCAGCAGTCCACCGGACAAAAGACCGGCTTCGGAGCGCCCGACATGCGCGACATGGCATCCCGCTTTGCCCAGTTGCCCGACAACCAGCGCAAGGCCATCTACGAACTGGCCGGAGGCTTTGCCCAAATCACCCAGACCGACAAGGGCTTTTGGTATCAGATGGCCGAATCCCTTGGCCGCGGGGCCAGCGACATTGTCGAGCGCGTGCCGCGCAACTTCCGCGAGCAGACGCTACGAGGCCAGTTGCGGCTCCTAAATGGCCAGCAGCCGCTGTTTCGCGCTGCTGGCGTGGCAGGAGCGCAGTTCAGCCAAGCAGGCCCGCAGGGAGCCGCGCCGCTCACGCCGGAAGAACGCGAGGAGGCCAAGGCCAAGATCCAGTCCGACCTTGGAGTGCTAAAGGTCGAGCGCGAACTGCGCGACTTGGCCGAGCGCGTCGTCGATCCCATCAAGACCATTGGCGTCCTGCCGGAGATTATCGAAGAAGGTCTTTACGGAGCCGCCCGCAGCATCCCTTACACCGCCGTCGCCGCGGTGCCGATTGCGGGCGTTCCCGCCGTGGCCTCCGCGCTGTTCAGCAGCAACTACGACCGGATCATGCTGGAGTATCCCGACCTTGATCCCGACAAGGCCGCGCTCATCGCCGCCATCTCCGCGCCCATCGAAGCCGGTCTGGAGCGCATGAAGGTCAACACGATCACCGGACGCCTGCCCGTCTTTGGCGGTTTAGTCAAACGCCTGCAACACCCCAACCAGCGAAACATCACCCGCATCGCCATCGGTGGGGCCGGAATCGTGGCCGAGCAAAACGTGCAGGAGATCGTGCAAAACGCCACCTTCCCGTTTGTCCAAACCATCGCCGCGGCGCTCGACGCCGACATGCCCGACTACGACTGGGAGGAGCGCCTCGCCGGTATGCCGCGAGAACTGGCGGTGCAATTTGTCGCCCTCCTTCCGCTTTCCCTCATGGGTGTGGGCGCACTGTCCTACCGCGAGATCAGCCGCGGCGAGAACTACCTCAAGAGCAAGGCCGATTTGGAGAAGATGGGTTACAGCACCGAACAGATCGACCGCATCACCGGAGCCGAGAGCGCCGAAGCCGCCCAAGCCGCGCTGGTCGAGGAACACGCCAAACGCGACCCCAAGCTGGTCAAAGCCGCCGCCCAGCGCATCGTGGACGAGTCCATCGCCCTGCGCGAGAAGGCCAATCCCGCCGCGTTGCCGCGTCTGGAGAAGCAGGGGGCCGACTACGTTGTCCTTTCGCCGGAGGGCAAGGAACTTGCTCGCACGACCGACCAGACCGCCGCCGAGCAGGCGCTGGTATCCGCCCGCCGCGAGACGGTGCAGCGCGAGATGCGCGATGTTCATACCGGCATCAACGAAGCTGTCGCCTTTATCCAGAAAGTCAACGAAGCCCGCCAGCGCGGCGAGGACGTTGCCAAGGTCATCCGCGAGGAAGCACCCCGCACGCTGCTCACCGACTACGAGGCCAACCCGACGCAAGAAAACCTCGACCGACTCTTTGAGACTGTCCGCGCCTTCGGGCAGGACATCAACGAACCCGCCGAACTGGCCAACTTCCCCGTCACCGGAAGCAACCAAGGCGCACTGCGCGAAGGCATCTGGCGCTCCATCATCCGCATTAACGAGGGCGCGGACGGCACCATCGTCATGCGCGAGTTCGCCCAAGACAACCTCAAGCGGGCTATGGCCGAGGGACGGGTGACCATCGACTTCGTCCGTCAGCAACTCAACGACATCCTGCCGCAGATCGACAGCGACCGGATGGAGCGCCGCCTACGCACCGAGACAGACACCGACGTCATCGAAGCGTTCTCCGACATCGCCTTGGCTTACTTCCGCGGCCAGATCCGCGAGGAGCAAATCCCCGCGGGCCTTCGCGGCATCATGCGCCGGTTGGCCATCTTCACCCGCGACATCTTTCGCCGCGCCTACAACCTCGCCCGCCTACGCGCCGAGGGGAAACTTGACCGCGACTTTGAGGCGCTCTTGGCCGAAGCGGTAGGCGTTGACCAGCAGGCACTGGTAGACCGCGCCCGCGAGCGGACAGAGCAAGAGGTTGCGCCGGAGGTGGCGAATTATTCGATTGCGCTCAACCCGTCAGTCGAGCGTGCGCTGCAAGGCGTTTCAATAGGCGTCGTTCCGGCGTCACTGGTCGCCGTCCCAGAAACCAAGCCTATCCCCGAAGGCATGATGCGCCGGTTCCATGTGACCGACTTGAGCATGGTGCCGGAGATTTTGCAAAGCGGCCTCATGTGGGAGCGTGGCCGCGGAATCGAAGGCCCGAAGGCTTTGTATAGCTGGGACGATTATCGTTCCGCCTACAGCTACGCCCACGCGCTATCACCCGACGTCAATGTCGCCATCATCGAACACTACGCCAGTCCCGACGACTACCGCGACAATCCGGTGGCCACTCGCAACAACGTGCCGCCGTCGCAGTTTCTCGCCATTCATACACCGGCCACCGACGTCATATTCAACGCGCTCAACGACCTTGATACGCAAGAGCGGTTTGACTACTTGCGAAACATCGCAAACACCAACGAGGGTTTGCGCCAGCAATCGCAAAGCTACGCCGATGCGCTCGACGCGGTATTAGAAGTTGGCAAACAATTGGATGCCGCGGGCGGGTTGCAAAACTACTCCATCGTCCGCTCCGTCGATCACTACAGGAACGACACGCGCTTCGACAAGTTGGTGAAGGACGGACGAGTGTTCACTGGCGTGGACGTCAACGACTTTACCGACATGCACATCCTGCTGCACTCGCCGGATAACGCCTTTGCCGGAACGATCCAGTTGACCGACGGCGGCGAGATCAAAGGCAAAGGCGGCGTCTACTATCCGGCGTTGTATGCCGACAAAAACTACTTCTGGGCGTCCACCGAAGCAATGGTCATGCGGACGGCCAACCACCTCAACGAGATCGGGGCGAAGAACGGCGGCAGGATTCTCATGGGCCTTGTCTCCGCGCCGGTCGAGAAGCTGTTTTCCTCTACATCGATGGCCACGGGCGTCGTCAAGTTCTTCAACGCGCTGACGACCGACCCGCGGGCGGGCCTGCGAAAGAGTGACCTCAACGCCATGCTGGTCGCTGCCAGCAAAGTAGAGGTCGTCGTCCCGACCAAGACCAAGGAGACAAAGAAAACCTTCCGCACCAAGCTCAAGGCCAGCGACAGCTACGCGACAAACTTTGCCAAGATCGACGCACTGCTGGAACCGACCGGCTCCATCTTCCAAGTCCGCAAGGCGTTTGTGGAATCGCTGGCCGAGCAGATCGCCAAGCACCTCAACGCCAAGCCGGAGAGCGCCAAGTATGTCGCGGGCATTCTGGCCAACGCCGAGAACAAGCACGCGAAGAACACCATCAAGCGCGGCACGCTATCCAAGGCGTCCGTTTTGCAAGGGCTGGGCAACATGCTCACCGAGCCATTCCTGCGCGACTTTCAAGAGCATGGCAGCGGCAAGATTTACGCCATCGTCGAAGTTCAAGGCGAGGTCAAGGGCATCGCTACAACGGAGCATGAATCGTATCCGGCGACCATCGTGCCGGTGAACAAAAAGTCCAAGGTCAAGCTGCACGTTTTAAAGGAAGCGGTCGATTGGCAGGACGTTGTCGGCAAGGAGACGGGTCAATACGCCACGCCGCAGGAGCGTCTCAACTTGCTGCCAACCTCCGGCATGTCTTCGACCTCGCTTAAGGTGCTGGGCGTCAAAGCGGGCAGTAGCGCGAATTTGCTGAACTACTCCATCGCCGCCGCGCAGGAGCAGCGCAAAGCGGACGTTGCCATCACGCCGGAAACGCCGGTTGCCAAGTCCATCAACGGCGTCAGCGCCGAAGACATCTTTGCCAGCGCCAAGGAACGCTTTGGCATCACTAATTCCATTTACGAAGCGGGCTACGTTTTGCCGGATGGCACCATGCTCGACTTCTCTGGCCGCTCACAGGCGTCCGGCTACAAGCGCGATGGCGCTACATTTCGTCCGACAGACGGCCAAGGCGACTACTTACGCGACAGCCGCGGCATCGATCACCGCGAGATCGAATGGGACGGGATGCCGGAATACACCGAAACGTGGGGCAGCATGGCCGATTTCCTCCGCTTGGGCGCAGTCCGCATCGATGGCAACAGCGGCACGATTTCCATGCGGAGCCGGTTGCGCCCGACGTCAGCGCAGTTGCGCGTCCTTAAAGACCTCGTCACTTCTGCCGACGGCGCGTATTTGGACTTGGAAGACGACTTGGGCAACGGCACCGCCATGATGCTGGAGTCCGGCAAGTGGACTCGCGTGCATGGATTTTTGGAACGCTGGGCCAATGGCGAGACTCCATCTGTCACGCGCAGTTACTCCATCTCCACCCAACGCGAAATTGACCGCGTGCAGGCGGCGATGGATCGTCTCGCCCGCAGTCCCTCCGAGCGCATCTCGCAGTATGCCGCGCTAAAAGAACGCCTTGCCGCAGCCTTGGAGCGCAACAAGCCGATCATGCAGTCCATGCGCGGCGACATGTTGCCGCAGGATTTCGACCGCACGCGCATCCTCAACGACCTTGGCTTTCTCGACTACATCCTCAAGGTGCTACCGCCGGAAGTCCGCGGGCGGGTGGGGGGCTACACCAACCTCGCCAGCATTGCGCCGGTAGACGTCTACAAGGGCGACCAGAAAGTCAGCGAGGCCAAGAACCCCGCGGGCGCAATCATCAGCGCGTGGATGCGCGAGGGTCAGAATATTGGGCAGGCGCAGAAAAACACGGCACTGCCGGAAGGCTACAGCACGGTGCCAAACACCACCGACGAGCGCAGGGACAAAACCATCGCCAACTTCCTTATCGACCGGCTCAAGAAAATCGACCGCGAACTGGAGCGTTACTACAAGCGCGACCTCATGGAGCGCATCTTCGATGTGCTGGACAAGTCGCGTCCCAAGGCCGGTCAGAGCGGGGTCAAGCGCAGCACGCTGGGGGCCGAGACGCAAAAGTTTGCCGACACGGTCTACCGCTCGTCACTGCTGGACGACGAGAAGACCGCGGAAAGGCTGGCTGCAATTGAGGCACAGATCACCAGCACCGAGGCGACCGCCGATAGCCAGAAGCGCATTTCCGAACTTTCCGAGGAGTGGACAATCGTCAACACGTTTGGCGACTTAAAGAGTCGTCCGTCCGAGACGTTGGCTTACGGTCTGGAGTGGTTGCAGACGCAACTCAAAGCGGGACGCGAGGCGTGGCAAATCAAGGAAGCTGCCCGCATCCAAGAGAACCGCGAGCGTGCCGCCAAGGTCATCGCGTTCTTGGGCAAGCCAACCGACTTCGGTCGCTTTGAAAACAAGTCCGCGCTGCAACGGTTTTTGCAAGCGGTCAACGCCTTCGACCTCGACCACAAAAGTTTTGAGCAGTTTGCTCCTTACCTTTTTGGCGACGAGGTTGCTGCCGAGTTGTCCAAGAAAATGCAACGGGCGCAGATCGACGAGGCCAAGCTGGAACTGGAGAATACACGCAGTATTCTTGCCGCCCTACGTCAAGGGGCCAAAGCGGCAGGCATGTCAACCAGCAAGGCGCTGGTCGCATTCAAGGAGAACCAGCCCTACGCCGTCCGCAAAATGGAAGGGCGCAAGGTCAAGGACACCAAGATTTCCATCGAACTGGCCAAGAAGATTGTGCGCGGGCTGGCCGACCGCGGCAGCTTGTCAAACCAAGACGTCCAGACGTTATCCGACGAATTGGCCGCGTTGCCGCGAGACACGAAAAAGGAATTTGTCACGATCAAGCAAGTGATCTTCCGCGGGGAAGAAGTGCGCCTCACCATGAGCCGCGCACAGGCCATGCAACTATGGCTGACATGGCAGCAATCGGACGCGCAGGAGAAGATGCGTGCCGACGGTTTTACTGACGACAGCTTCGACGATCTCGACAACCTTATCTCCGGCCCGTTCGCGCAAGCGATTCTCCGCGTGACGTCGCGCATCTACGGCTCCGGCTACGCGCTGACCAACCCGATCTACGCCCGCATGTTTGGCATGAACATGCCTATGGTCAGAAACTACGCTCCGGCCCGCTATCTTTCTTCCAAGGAGGTCAAGGACGTCGGCCTCGACGGGTCGCCGCTGACAGCCGGTGGCCAGCCCAGCTTTGCCAAGTCCCGCGTCAACCACACCGCCAAGCTCGCGCCCGAAGACGCGCTGACCGTCTTGCAGAGCCATATTGCCATGCAGTCGCACTGGGTCGCTTTTGCCGAAGTCACCCGCGAATACCGCTCGCTACTTTCCAACCCCGACGTCCGCGAGTCTATCAGACAGCGTCTGGGCGCGGACGTTCTTCGCACCGCTGAAATGTGGGGCGACCAGATGGAGCAACGCGGCGGCAACAAGGGCAGGGAGATCGCGTGGATCAACAACATGCTGGGCGCGGTCATTGGCGGTCAGTCTGTTTCGCTTTTGGGCTACAACCTCAAGTCACTGATGATGCAGACCGACAACTTGATGCGCTTTACCTTGGCGCTCGACAGTCGCCAAATTGGGTCTGCCTTGTCCGATCCGGTCGCCCTTATGCAGAGCGTCCGCAAGGTGTGGAAGACGGACATTATCCAAACCCGTTTGGAGGGCGGTGCCACGGCGGAAACGCGGTTCTTCTTTGAGCGGTTTGTTTCCATGTTCCGGCGCGGGGCCAAGGTTGCCGAAATGTCCATGATGCCCATGAACTACCTTGATTCGGCGGGGCTATCTATCTCTGGAGCAATTGTTTACCAAGCCGCCTACAAGGACGCGCTCGACAGCGGAGTAGATCCTGCTTCCGCAGAGCAAGCGGCCAAGGATGCCGTCGAAGCAATGGTCTACCGCTACGGACAGCCCGTGCTGATGGGCCAGAAGTCCAACATCGAAAATAGCGGCAACGCATTTACCAAAGCGTTTTTCCTCTTCATGTCCGATCCGCGATTAAAGATGGCCATCATCTCCGACTCCGTCCGCGGACTGGCCACCGGACGCGGCGACTGGAAGACGCATGTGCGCCGGATTGTGGCCATTGAAATGATGGCCGTTGTTTCCCATGTGCTGGCCACCGCGTTCAGAGATGCGACCAGCGACGATGAGGACGAGGATTTGTGGTCAATGGGCGGTTTCGCCCGCGCCTTGCTGCTGGCTCCGTTCCAAGGCTACTTCCTGTTGGGCAGTGTCAGCGATCTTGTGCTGTCGCGCTTGACCGAGGCCCAATGGTTTACGCCCACGCAGAACCCGCTCATCCGCACCGCGGACACCGCCTTTCGGGCCTTCAACAATCTCGACGACGCCTTCAACTTCGACGATCCCGACGCGCTGGTCAAAGAGTGGACAAACATCACGCGCTCCATTGCGCTTACGCCACCGCTCGCCGCGCCCGCGGTCATCATGAACATCGTCCGCCCGCTGGTGCAGGGTTGGGAGCGCATGGACGACGACGAATAAACTATTGCGCCACCATGACCACGAAGGTTTAGTCAAATCACTAACATGGCCGTTCAGAGCGACATTTCTTCCATTACTTATACGGGCAACAACAGCCTTACGCTGTCGTATACCGTCCCGTTCTACTTTCTGGAGAATAGCCACCTCGCCGCCACATCGAAGGTAACAGCCACAGGCGTCGAAACGCCGGTCACGCTCATCAACCACATCGGCGCTGGCAGCGAAAACGGCGGCACTGTCCGCACATCGGTTGCCGTTCCGGCCACTTCGACAGTCACGATCTACCGCACCGTTCCGGCCACCCAGACGACCGACTACCAAGAGGGCGGCGACTTCCCCGCGGCCAGCCATGAGCGGGCGCTGGACAAGCTGACCATGCTGACCCAGCAGTCCGAGCGTAAGGCCAACCGCGCTTTCCGCGTCAGCGAGGCCGACACCGCGCTCAACGCTCTGGTCGCCGCGGCCAATACGGTCATTGGACTCAACGCCTCCAAGCAACCCAAGGCCATGACGCCGACCGAACTGCGCGAGTTTCTCACGCTGACCGGCACCACGCTTTCTGTTCCCGCGGGCATCCGCACCTTTGCCGACGCCGGTCAACGCACTGCTGCTGTGCCGGACTACGCGGGCCAACTTGCCACCCAGCGCGACGAGGGCGTCGTCTACATTGCCACCGGAACCAGCGCCGGAAACTGGACAGTGCTGCTGGTCAACGCGGACACCGTAAACACCGCGGCCATTCAAACCGCGGCGGTCACTACGCCGAAGCTCGCGGACGGGGCCGTCACCGCATCGAAGATTGACCCTTCGGCCAAGATCGGCGGGGCCACCGGAGCCGGAACTGACCGCACGTTCTACGAGAACGACCAGAGCGTGAACACGAATTACACGATTTCGACGAACAAAAACGCCATGAGCGCAGGCCCGATTACGGTCGCCAGCGGAGTGACAGTCACCGTTCCCAACGGATCAACTTGGACAATCGTTTAAGACCATGCCAGCAACTATTAACGGAACTTCGGGATTCGGCGGAAACCTCACGGGCAACGTGACGGGGAACGCGGATACTGCAACGACAGCGGGTAAGTTTTCGACAACCAGCGGCGATGCGCCGACTTATGCGTGCAGGGCTTGGGTGAATTTTGACGGAGATGACGGCTCAACTGTGGACGGTGAATTTCGTTGCACGATTCGGGCCAGCGGCAACGTAAGCAAAGTAGTTCGCGCTGCAACTGGTGATTTTACAGTTCACTTCACTACAGCCATGCCGGATGCCAATTACGCGCCAATGGCATCGGTAAATTATTCAGACGCAGCAACTGCCAACAGGGCCATGAATCAATTTTTAACTACCGCACCAACAACGACAGCTTGTCGATTCATTGTTCAAAACGGTCAAGGCGCGAATGAGAACCCAACCGGTGCCTACGTCGCCATTTTCCGCTAACCACCCACCACCATGCCCATCTCCATCGAAGCAGATCCAACACTCGCCCAAGGCTACATCAAGGTCAACGGGACGACCGCGGCGACGGTGACCTCGACTGGTCTGACCACGGCGTCTTTGCAGAATGCGGCGGTGACCAACGCCAAGCTCTCCCTCGCCGCCAACGCCGGTGAAATCAAAAAGGCGCTCAACGCCGACAACGACCCGCCGATCTATGCGTGCAGGGCTTGGGTCAATTTTGATGGGACAAAAGACACGACCGGCGCAGCTTCAACGTCAAACACCAACCGACTTATTCGCGGTTCGGGCAACGTGACGAGCGTGCTGCGAAACGGAACTGGCGACTACACGATTACTTTTACGACGGCAATGCCGGATGCAAATTATGCAATAGCTTTAGTCAGAGATGAAGGATCTTCCACGGTGGCCCGCGGCTCTTCTGGGGTAACTGTTGGCAATAACACAACACCGGCTGCTGGGTCGTTCAATATAAATTGCCGTGTTGGATCAACAAGCGGAACAGACGGCCTTCCAGATGATCCGCCAACAGTAACGGCAACCATTTTCCGATAACCCATGCCAACTGCCATTACATCTTCCGGCATCACGTTCGACGACGCCACGACGCAAACGACTTCGGCTCTGGCGGCTGGCGCGATTGGCACGACGCAGTTGGCAAGCGCCGCGGTCACTCCAGCGAAACTTTCGCAGCCGCTTACGCTTGCAACGGCGGTTGCTACAACGAGCGGAACCAGCATCGACTTCACTGGCATTCCGTCTTGGGCGAAGCGGATTACGGTGATGTTAAGCGGAGTCTCAACAAATGGCTCAAGCCAACTGCTTGTTCAGCTTGGAGACAGCGGCGGAATCGAGACAACTGGCTACGAGAGTGCGGCTGGATTGGCGGCTTCCGCAGGCGCGTTTTCCACATCATCGGCAGGGTTTTTGATTGAACCAACAGCTAACCTTGCCGCATCCACCCTCCGCTATGGATCAATGATTATTAGCCTGCTGACAGGTAATACATGGGTGGAGCAAGTTGGCGCATATACATCTACGCTTGCAGCGCAGACTAATGGGGGCGGCGCAAAAACCCTTTCGGCTACCCTCGACCGCATCCGCCTAACGACCGTCAACGGCACCGACGCCTTCGACGCGGGCAGCGTCAACATCATCTACGAGGGCTAATTATGGATCGCATCGAAGTCAACGTCATCACTGGAGAGCAGCAAGTCATTCCGCTTACGCCGGAAGAAATCGCGGAAATCGAAAGCCGTCCGCAACCGGAGGTTCCTGTGATCAGTCCGCTTGATCTTGCGGAGGCCCACATCGCGTCACACTTCAGCACCGCCCGCCTGCTCCAGATGAAGGACTGGCGCGACACGTTTCCCGAAGAAGACGCGCCCACGCTGGAAGCAGTCTACGATTGGCTCAACGCCATCACGATCCAAGCGGCGCAGGGGCAGACTAACTTTGCAGAACCGCCGCACGCGTTTGAGGAATTGGTCGCGGAGGCCATGTTTATCTTGGGGGTCGAGCAGCCATGATCCCCAGCGACCAACACTACGCGCCATTTGCGCCGTTTCTCAAAGGCGTCACCGGAATGGTTGCGTCATTCAGCGGCGTCTACATTTCCTACATGGCGCACATCGAAGCCTTCCTGCGTCTAACCGGCGTGGCACTCGGATGCCTTTGCGGCATCGCTTCGCTGATTTCCATCG